CGGCACTGTCTAAGCCTAAAACAACGCCCAAGCGACCAAGCATATTAGCCATTGTTAACCCCAAATCTGTCTGCTGAAAAGCCCGGTGCTTGCGTCATGAACGCCAATAATTGCTCATTGGCTTGTTGTTTCAATTCCTCGGCACTTAACGGCGGGTAGAGGTAATCATACGCACTACCAATAATGTTGGCTAGCTTATACGCTGGTGAATTAGCCGCCCGCATATAGTTAAACACGCCATTTGTTAATGCGCCAAGCAGGTTAATTGTGGCTCGGTTGCCCACCATGCCATCAGCGTACATCGTCTGAATTTGTGCCATTGTCATGTCATCCAACTCCGCTATTGTTTCTTGTGTATGCCCATTGAAAATCATCGCGGAAACCACTTGCTTTTTCAATGAGCCAATCAGTTTCCCCGCGCTTCCTTATATGTTGGGCTGATGGCTTCGGAAATTTTTTCCAGCATTTGCATCTGCACCGACATTGGGAATTCAGCTTTGATTTCCTCATAAGTCAAATCTTCCAGCGTTTCGTTTTCAACTTCTGGAACCAGCAACTTAAAAAATTCAGTGATTTGAATTTCAACTTGAATTTTCTGCTTTGCCGCCATACGCAATGACCGACCTTCAACCAGCACATCGTCATCAACAAAAGTAAATTCTGTTGCGGTGTCTTTTACCGCTTGCAAAGGCGCAGTCATTTCTTGGAACGCCGCCTCTACTTGTTCCGCATCTGGTTCGGCAATGCGCCTGTAAATTTCATCGGATTCGTGAACGTATGGCACACGAACTTTAAACGTGTGTCCACCAAGTTCAAATTTGCGTGTAAAAATTTTGTTTTTGTTTTCTTCGTATCGCTTGCCAAGCGCATTTGTTAAGCGTGTCATGTCATGTCCTCTTGAATTGTTGTATCCGTCTGCCTAAAACTCTGCCCAATGTGTTAACTGTTTCTTGCGCCATGCTTTCCAAGGCTGGTCGCAAATATGGTTGTGGGCCATTATGTGCCGAGCCAAATTCTTGTGACATGGCGCGAGCATCGCTTTTAAAGCCTTCAAATGCCGCCGCTTGTTCTGCGGTTGCGCCCATCTTTAATAATCGTCTGCGCGACTTTATCAAGCCAGCGCCTTCACTCATTTGGGCAAGTTTTTTTCCTGATGCGGTGGTGACTGTAGCAATCACTGTATCTGTTTGCGTGATGTATTTGCTTCGGCGGTCACGTTTGCTTGGTCGCCGCGCTTCGATTTGCAAAGACAATTTTAAGCCTCCAGTGTCCATTGGTGCGTTGGCTTGCGCCCTTGACAATACTGGTTTCATTGCTTCGCGCACCGATGGCACAAGCACTTTGCTGGTGGCTTTCTTATCGCCAATCTCGTTGGCTAATTGTTCAAACGCTTGGAATACGTTTCCAATGCCTTCCAGCTTTATTTTTACTGACATTTAAAGCCTCCATGCGCCGGGTTTGATTAGGCGATGGAACAAAAGTTCATTCAATTCTTTGGCGTATTCCACCACTTCTTCGGGTGTCATCTTGTCAGCATGACGCGCCGCAATCTCATGGGCGAGACTGACAGCGGTCATTTTTTGCTGTGTAAACCCAAACCAATCTTTGCGGCTTTCGGCTTGTGTCACCAAAAAATTAAGCAAGTCGTTGGAATTCTGTATTGTCGTGTCTGTCATTTTTTATTCTGCGGTTTGTTCAACAACAGGGGCAACCACTGGGTTGTATCGGGCAAGAATTGTCAGCGCAACAAATTCAGCCGTGTCGGGTTTTGCTTTCGCAAGCGCCGTAGCTACTTCACTAGCTTTCACTTCCAACCCTTGAGCCACCGCATCTAAGGATTGATAAGTGGTCGCCAACACTTCAACAGCGTCAGCGACCTTCATTAGGAATTACTCCAGCCGTACTGATTGCCACGCGGGTGAATGGTAAACACACACTTGGCTTCCGCGCCCGGCTGTGCATCAATTTGGAATTGACCCACGCGACCATTAAACGCATAAGCCACGGTGTTTGTGCCGTCATAAGCAGAAACAACATAGGTGCGGTCAATCGTGCCGTTGTACGCATCGCCGCGAATCAACAACAAACCAGCATCGCTTGGATTCCAAGCCGCTGTAATGGTCATTGAAGTCGGTGCGGATTGCGTAGGAATCTTGTCGCTTTGGCGTGAACCAGCGACCATGAAATTCGCCACGGCATCGTCTTGACCAAACGCGGGTACTGCTTCCACGTTAAGTTGTGTGCCGCTTGCGCCTGTACCGCCAGCACTTGTGCCAACAATGGTTGCAACTTGCGCTGTCCAAACCGCCAAATTAGCAGTGGTGAACGGCGTGGGCGTGGCTGTTGTTTGCATCCACATTGCGGCTGAAAAGCCGGGTAAAACTTTGTTTGGTAATGCCATTTTGTTTCTCCTGATTAAGCAGTGTTAGACCAGCCGTACTGATTGCCACGTGGGTGCAAAGTGAAAACACATTTAGCTTCAGCACCGGGTTGCGCGTCAATTTGAAATTGTCCTACGCGGGCGTTAAAGGCGTAATAGACCGTTCCAGTACCATCGGTAGCGGACACCACATAAGTGCGGTCTACAGTGCCGTTATAAGCGTCTGCGCGTACTTGCAGAATCACACTGTCGCTTGGATTCCATGCGGCGGTGATTGTCATGCTGGTGGGTGCGCTTTGTGTCGGGATTTTGTCCGATTGACGCGAGCCAGCAACCATAAAGTTGGCAACAGCATCATCTTGTCCAAAAGCGGGAACTGCTTCGACCAGCATTTGATTGCCTGAGATTGCGATTGCGCTGACATTTCCTAAAGTGCTGAGTTGGGCAACGGTCAATGGCGTTGGTGTCGCGCCTGTTTGAGCATATAGCGATGCGCTAAAACCCGGTAAAACTTTTGCTGGTAACGGCATTTCGTTTCCTTCCGATTGATTGCTGAACGTGTCTTATGTTGGAATGTCTAGCGTACAGTCCAAAAAGACTTGCGCTAATTTGTCGCTGTTGTCGTATGAGTTATACAACCATTGCACATCGGCTTTGGAGATATAAAACCCATTTGTCACGCCGCCAAACAAACCACTGTATCCATGCAAGGATTGTAGTATTTGATTGGAAATTGTGAAACCTTCTTCTATGACTTGCGTAAAGATGCTAATTTGGAAAACAGGTCGGTCAATGCCTTTGTTATTTTGGTTTTGACCTGTGTAAACATCTTGGTGAACATTTCTTAACATCCATGTGATGAACTTTGGCTGTGTTGCAAAGTTACGATTGAACGCCGCATATACAGGCACGGGCGTGACGATGCTTTCCAATTGGAATTGGATGGCTTTGCCGTATTGGACTGGATTTTGTTGGGTTGCCATTACACCGCCACCACAGGGTCATTGCGTACACAAGTCAATTGTGCAAACTGTCGGTCATTGGTTTCCCGCACGTTGTCAATTCGCCAATCATAGCCGCGCCAGCTTATGGAATAACTGTTTTGATTGTCCACAATGGTTTTGACGTTTGGCGTGTAGTTAACAGTCATTTGCACAATGTCAGAGTAGACCCTGTATTTGTCAGATATGCGGACATTGTTTGACACATCAGCAACAGTTGCGCGTGTATTGAACCAAAGCGTTTGTGTGGTGCTTTGTTCGCCAAAATCACTTTTGCCAAAAGACAATGTATTGACGGCGATGTTTTCATACCGCGCTACCATGTCACATCACCAAAGGTTTGTATGGGCGCAAAAGCGTAGCCACCCCAAATGGGATGGGCTTGGTGTTGCCGTCAGTAGTATCGCTTCGGTGGTTGTAAAGATGGGTTAACAACAGCTTGCCAGCGTGTTTGATGACTTGGTATGCCGCCAATGGATTGGCTGGTGCTACATAGTCGCACGACACAGGGCTGGTCATGTTTGGGTTTAGGTCGCTTGGCAGGGTTTGCAAAACTACCTTGTTGCCGCTGTTGTCGTAATAGTACGTGGCAGGGTCAACCGTAATCAATACAGGCGGCGTTGCATCATTGAAATATTTAACATTGGTGATTGTCACGCCGCTTGCTGGTGTTGCATTGTTTTGCGATACCTCGGGCAAATCCAAGCTCAATGGTGTGCCATACAAGCTGGTAGCGTTGTAGTACACGCGATAACTTGTGGCAAAGATGCCCATGCCCAAATAATCCTCAATGGCTTGCCGTGTTGCAATTTCCAGCCCGCCAAGGTATGTGTCCTGACTTGTATCGTCAAACAAGTTAAGCTGTTGGCGAATCTCAGCAAGTGTTAACCATGCGGTCGTGTTATCACGCGCAATCTGTTCAAACTTTTCATAGTTGAAAGGATTGCGCGTTGGTGCGCCTAGCGTCAGATAACCAAGCTGGTCAACGGACATGATTAAACCTCAATCAAACGAACGCCAGCAAATGGGTCACGAACTGAAGATGCCATTCGTTTTTCAGCATACAGGGTTACAAAGCCGGGTGCGGTTTGTTCCATTGCTTGAATGGTCATTTCTTCCACGTCCGCAATTGTTAAGAATCTAGACCAATCTGCCAAATAAATTGGTTTGTTGCCTACTGTGCCAATTGCATCCAAATATGGATTGGGAATAACTGGGAAACCAAAGACATGAGTTAATGCGCCGCCTTCCGGGTCTCCGTTTTCAACAAACGCATAACTGGATTGACCGCCGCCGCCGTGAATGTAGTTACGCAATCTTAAAATTGCAGATGGAGACATCATCCACGCAGTATTTGGAGAATTCCAATATTGGCTTGGTAACGCATTGGCAAGCGCATCCAAATCTTCTCTATCTAATGCGCCCGTTGTGTATCCAACAGTGCCAATAGTATGAATGCCGTTTGTAATGGCTGTTCCGCTTGTGCCATAGGCGGCTGTTGCACCTGCCGCGCCAGTGTAGTAATTCAAGCCTCGCAAACCGTTGGTTGAACCTGTGGTGGTGGTAGTTGAACCAGCTTGGTCATTGTTGCTTGCCATTGATTGTGCTTCAAGTTGCGAAAACTCCAGCATCAAATCTTCAACCAATGTTTCATTCAGGTAATTCACATCCGACATGACAGCGGTGCGAATTGGAAGTTGTGCGGTAATCACGCGAGTTGGTAATTGCCAAATGCTTGTATTAATATTTGGCGAACCTGTATCGGGTGTAAATGTGTAAGTCCAAGGGTTTGTAGACGAAGCGGCGTTACCAGTCTTGGCTACAAATTGAACGCTTGACCCGCTGACTTTAATTTGTCGAGCAAGTTGGCGAAATGGGTTTGCATAACGCAATGCGGCAAATGCGTCATCAAAATGGGTGCGACCACCGATGCCATTGCCCGAACCCGTAAGCGCAGACGCTTCGCGCAAGTCAATTTTGACTTTATCGCCTGTTTCAATCGTTTGTTTAATGCCTGTCAGGATTCGTTCAGTGATGCTCATGGTGATTCCAAAAAAGGTTGCTGAAAAAAGGGTGGAAGGTTTCCCCTCCACCCCAAGGCAACTATCAGGTTGATGTGCCTGTCGAACGATAGCGAACGCCAGCGTTAGGGTCACGCACAGAAGTCGCCAAACGCTTTTCACCGTAGAAAGTGATGAAGCCGGGGGCGGTCTGGTCGTAACGGCGCATGACCATGTTCAAACGGTCAATGATGGTGTGGAAACGTGACCAGTCAGCAAAGTACATTGGGTACAGGCTGTTAGTGCCAGCCGCGCCAGTTGTACCTTGGAATGGGTTGTCCAAGTACTTGTTAATCACAACATCAAAGCCCAACATTTGACCGATGATGCCATCTGGATTCAATGATTCCACTGAATTGAAGATTGGGCGACCATTGGTGTCTTGCAGACCACGGATAGCTTGAGCCAAGATTGGGTTAACCATGAACTTGGCGTTTGGTGTCCAATATTGCTGTGGCAAAGAATACATAAAGTTAATTACGTCTTTGTAAGCAAGATTATTCAAGCCAACAGTGTTGACGTTGGAAGTCAATTGGTCATAGGTTGCCAAGCTGTGCAAGCCAGTGGTTGAACCTGTGCCGCTTGTTCCCAAAGCCGCTGTGGATGAAGTGCCGCCTGTGTAGGTAGCATTCGCGCCAGCGTATTGGTCAAGACCACGCAAGCCGTTTGTGCCGCCGTAAGGGTTAGTGCCAGATTGTGCGGCTTGGTCGTTGTTTTGAACCATTGACAGGGCTTCGCTCTGTGCGAATTCTGCCAACATATCGTCAACAACGTTACCTTCCAAACCATCAATGTCGTCCAGCGCGGCTGTACGGATTGGGAATTGCACGTTCAAATCTTGCAACACCAATTGCCAAATGCTTGTGTCTTCAGTTGTGGTTGCGCCGTTGTTCTGGATGGTGTAACCCCAAGCCGCACCAGCGTTGCCAGTTTTAACGCGGAATTGGTAAGAAGAACCATCGGTAGCAACAGTGCGTGACAAACCGCGCATGGGGTTAGCCAAACGCAGAGCAACAAACACAGGGTCGTAACCAGTACGGCCACCTTGATTGTTACCGCCAGCGGTCAACGCTGAGGCTTCTTTCAAGTAAGCATCGTATTGGCTTTCGTCTTCGAACATCTTCAATTCTTTTTCAACGGCGCGACCGCCTTTGTAATAAGAAGCGATTTGTTCTTTAACAGCGCGGTTCACATCGCCGCGAACGGTCTTGTGGGGTGCGCGAATGATTGCGGGTGCTTGCACGGTTGCCAATTTAGCTTCAAAAGCGGACAGCTTTTCTGCCATTTCAGCTTGCACAGCGGCAACAGCTTCAGGGATTTTTGCTTCAACAGATTGGATTGCTTCGGCTTGTTTAGCTTCGATGGCATCCAGTTTCTCAATGATTTCTTTTGACATGATTAACCTTTCAGTCGTTTATCTAACAGTTTGGCAAGCTCGCGCAGTTCTAATGCTTTGAGAATGTCAGCTACTTCGGTCACATCCACATCGGAATCGCTCTGTTGTGGCGCATTTTCAATCGGGTCTTGGATTGCATCGCGCTGTTCCAAAACCTTCTTGAAGATAGATGCGGAAGTGACCGCATCTTTTTTGGAAATCCCTGCTTCGCGCAAAGCCTTTTCCAAATTCTTTAAATTAGCAGAACCGTCTTCGCGGAAATATTCCAGCTTATGGACTTCTGCTTGTGGGTTGTTCGGGTACATCACCACGCTGACTTCACGCAAACCGCCTTTGGTGATTTGGAAATAGCCATCGTTATATGGGTCATCGCTTCCGATGGTCATTGGTGTGCCATCTTCTTTGACCCACTGGTATTCATCAGCGTATGCGCCAACAGAAACACCGCCAAACATCATTGGAGATTCTTTCATGATTTGGTACAAGTCCGAACCAGCCGTGGTGTTCATGTAAAGCCGACCTGATGCGGTCATGCCTTCATCGTCAAAATCAAACGTATACCATTCACCGACTGGCATTGCGTCAGCCGCATGATTCAAAAACATTGGCAATGGTTTG